ATCTAAATTACCTTTACCTCCACTTATAGTAGAGTTTACTTTACTCCAATCACTATCCGTATCAAAACCTCCATTAGTTACAAGTTCATCACCTGTATAAGTCTTTACAGAGTGTACCCTTGCATCACTTGTTGCAGTAGGAGTAAGTAGTATAGTAGCTTTGTCTAGTACATCAGCATTATCTATTGCCTTAATAGTAGATTTAGATGCACTACCATTCTCATAGTATGTTGCCCTACCTCTTAACGTAGATAATAAGCCATCTATTAAATCTCCCAATGTCTTTTTTGCTACACTTAAAGCTATTCTTAATCCTAACATATTAATCCTCTGTATATACTACTTCCATAGTAGCGTTAAACCTTGCTGTTGTTGCTTCTGCTGCACCTGCTGATATAGTAACGATAATAATATCTCCTGCTGAGAATGTTTGAGTGCTGCCCAAGCCACCTGCTGAAAATACATCTGTTGTAGTATTACCACCACCAACTTCACTAGCTGTACTACCTAATTGAGTAAGGTCAATACCTGCTGCACTTTCATCAACAGGAGTTCCTTTGTAAATTTTAAAGTTTACAGTTTTACCGCTTGTAGCTGCTACAACACCACCAAAAGCATTGATGTAGCCATCTCTAAGGCAATATAGTTGTGCTTGTGCGACAGCATCTTGTGCATCAGCAGTAGCATCAGTAACTATTGTGTCCCAAACGTGAGTAGAGTTACCTGAATATGTAGGTGCATACTCGTCAGTTGTGCTTTGACTAAAGAAACCATTAACTCTAACAAAGTGAGTTCTTCTAAGGTTATCATCCGCCCAAGCCAAAGCATTACTACCATTCTTAGTAAGAACAGTATTAGCCGATGCTGTGCTAAAGTCCTTTGGAACGTGAAGCTGTGAGTTATCTAAACTACTATGTTCGTTACTAGCCATATTATCTTGTATATCCTATGCAAATACCACTTGTTAATGTAATCGCTGTTACACTACCTAAGAACAATGTAGTTCCCGCAGGTAAAGTTGTTTGTAGAGCAGTTTCACCCGTACAACCATCAACAGTAATACTTGATACTACACTTTCCACAGGGAAATGTATGCAGTAGTAATTCTTACTTGTTTGAGCAGCAGTAGTAAATACCTCAACGTCACCATTGGTGTGTCCTACCATTCTCATCAACGATTCATTATCATCTAAAAATCCTGTTGCCATTTTATCTTATTTTATTTGTTTCTATCGTATGCCCAATTTTTTAAAGCAATATAGTTTTTGGAGTAAGGGCATTCTTTACTCACATCTTTGCCTTGTGGTTGTTTTATTGCTCTTGCAATATAAGCAATAGCTTTTCTAGCTTCAGTAGCATCATTAGAAGTCCAATCAGCTTTTTTCTTAGAAAGTAGTTTTAGATTTCTGTTTATAGCATCTCTACCTAAACTAGCTTTTCTACTGCATTTATTCTCAGACCATCTTTTTAGCTCTGAATAACTCATATTAACAGATGCTTTATACTTAGTGTAAGTTTCATCTATTTCTTCTTGAGAGAAAGCGTTTTTAGCGGACTTAACTTCAGAAATCAAATCACTCATCATTTCGTTAATTAAATCAATAAGGTCAACCTGATTCTCGTCAAACTCATCGTATTGCTCATCATACTTAGCTTTACATACTGCAAATCTTTGGTCTGAATCATATTCATCAACCATAGTTTCATCAGACATACATCTTTCGATATATTCTTCTCTACTTTCTTCTTTATTTGGATTTGGTATCGGCATATTAATAAAATATTATTCCATTCATCTTACTAGCTATATCTGAATCAGGCATAGAGCTATCGCCATCTTTTCCGTATAAAGGATAATCGTTTAGTTGGTCATCGTGAGTAATATAAGCAATCATATCATCAAATAAAACTTGTGCTTTTCTAAAGGTGTCACTTTTCATTTGATTGAATTGCTCTACATTTGCAGGAGTGCTAAAATCGGAAACATTAACAACTAATCCTGCCGATGTTGTATTGTACTGAATCTCATTCATAACCTCAAATCTAACAAACCAACATAATGCAGGTTTTAAATAATGAGTTAACAAGTCACTATTAGCAGTAGTCAATGTTCCGTTATGATTCTGAATTTTTAATTCCTCATACATATCTAAACCAAGATTAGGCTTAATATGTGCAAGTTCAGCAATTTCAAGAATAGCATCACTAATTAAAGCTGTGTCTGTTGCCTGATTAGTAAAAGCAGTAGATATTACTTCTGATGCTGTTACAAACTTGTTGTATTGTCTTACATTAGCCATTCTCTTGTTGTCTTTGTACGGTTATTGTTTGTCTATCTGATAAAAGTAATTCACCATCAGGAATTTTAGGCAAGTCTTTATTAAGCATTGCTCTTTGCTCATTGATAGTCAATACTTGTTTAGGGTCAATATCTGCAAGGAATGAGATAGGTGGTTCGTAAGCTACCGTAAGGTCACTTGTGTCAATACCCATCTCTGCATTTATAACTCTTTTAATCGGCTCTAGCAAGATATTGGTAGTATCTCTAATAACTGTACTCATAGCTAAGTCATAAGCTATTCTAATCTCGCTACCCGTATTGTTCATCTTACCCGATGATACGATACCACTCAAGGCAGGTTGCCATCTATGAGCAGTAATTATGTTTTGGTCGGTTAACTTCTGTAAATCTAAGAAGTCACCATCTTCCTTGTTGGAGATAATCTGAACATCTGTTCCTCTACTATCTTCTCCGTTCTTTACAAGGAATAATATCTTTGAGTTGTTACCACTACCCGTTAATGTATCTTTGGCAGTTTCAACGAACTTTTCTGCTTCAGCTTCACCAAAGTCACCGTTAACAGTAACAATAGCTGAAGGACTAAAACCATTCTTAAATGATGTATGGTTAAATTTACCAATCTCATAGTCTATTGCTATGTGTTCTAAGGCAGCCACATAATCAGGTAAACCATAAAAGTTAAATGTACTTTCATAGTCTTTGTAGTGTATAATAAATCTGCTATTAGAAATCTGTGGGTAAACAGGTATTCTTTGAGTTTTATCTTTATTCTTTCTGTAATCACTCCAATCAGAGTTAAAGTAAACGTACTTTTTGTTTTTAGAAACTCTAGCTGTTGAAGCATCTTTATGATAGAAGTTTACACCACCATCATACACAACACCTTCTAAGAAAGCATTACCATAGGTATAGTAGTCATCAGCTAGTTTTTTAAAGCAGTCCTTTAAACTTTCTCCATTAGCATTAACATCTTCTATAAAATCAGATAACGCTTCGTTAGAAGTTAAAAAACCACCACCCGTAGTGAATGTAGTTTTCTGTGCTAATACAGACCTGTGAGTAGAAGATTGTCTTTTTAGTTCAGCTAAGTATTGAGGAAATAGGTTATCCTTTCCAAAAGGAATAAAGTCATCTCTTAGTCTGTCTAAATCCTTAACCTCAGTATCTACCGTAGGAGTAGATAAGTTTACAAAAGCATACTTGGTGTTAAAACTACTCTTTGTCGGAGTTGTCTTGACTTGATTCTTCTTTTGCTTTTGATTTGGTTTTCTTCGGTTTTGCATCTTCTTTGCTTACAAAATTAGTAAATCCCAAGTCATAAACCTTCTTTAGTTCTGCTTGGGTTGCTTTAGACCAACTTACTTTGAAACCATCAAAGAATGTTGTTCCTTTGTTTAATTTAGATTTATACATATTGCAAGTATAATAAAAAAGAAAGGAAAGGGCAAATCGCCCAATCCATTCCTTTTTAGTTAATTTACGATAAAGTCATTGTTCCCGCAGCAGTATCAAGAGTAAGAGTGTTGGCAGATACTCTTGGAAGTTCACCTGACATACAAGTAATAGTAACTGTTACACCATTCTCATCACCTAAAGCAGCACCCGTTCCACCTTCGATAGATGAAAGAGTAGCGAACATTTGAACATTACCTAAAGTAGAATCTTCTAAACCGTATGCTTCAGAAAGACCAATGCAGTACTTGTTTCCATCATAACCTTGAGCAACAACAACAATGTGTTCGTTTCTCATTGATTCTAAAGCTCTTAGGTGAGCAGAAGAACAGTTAGGTACATAGAAAGATACACTATGCTCAAATGTAATTGTTCCACCTTCTTTTGAACCACTTGTAGATAAAGAACCTGTACCTTGTTTAAGGTCAAACAATTCTAAAGCAGAAGCGGCAGTATAAGAAACAGTATGAGCATCTGAGTTGTCAAATGTTACAGCAGAAGCACCTGATAAAAGACCGATACCTACATATTGTAGTCCACCTCTTCTTTCTAAGTCGCTGTGTGCTATACTTAAATTTTCTATTGCCATTTTTTAATATATTAAAAGTTAAAAATTAAGGGGGAGTATTTCATCCCCCATTAATTAAATTGAATTATGATATAGCATCAGGAACATAGAATACAGCTAATTTAGCATCTTTCAATGCTACACCAACCATATAAGATACTCTAAATCTATATGCTTTGTTGTCATTTGAATACCATTGCTCAACAGAGTTTTGGTCAAAATCAGTACCTACAACGAAAGCATCTTTAGTAGTAAGCATTGCACGATAAGTTTCGTTAGCAGCACTTGAACCATTGATGTTAGCGAAGTCAGAAGCGATGTGAACATCCCAATCTCTACGAACTACTAAAGGAATACCTCTATAAGTTAAGTTAGGAACACCGTTTACCAAAGCACCATAACCTGCTGCTGCGTAACCTGATGCTTCAAGAGTTGAAGCCATATAGTCATCAGCAATATCACCTGATACAAAGAAAACGTGATTTCCTGCTTCTAATAACTCAGGAGAAGCAGCATCATATAAACCTTGAAGGATTTTAACACCGTTACCCGCAGCTAAAACTGCATCTTCAGTTTGTGTCATTCCTGTGATAGCGTTTAATTCAGTAGCACCACCATCGTTAGCAGCTTGGAAAATACCGCTATAAATACCGTAGTCAGCGTTAGCAGAATCAACATCTCCTAACCATACTTGACGGTTAAAGTCAGCCTTAACACCTTGTCCGATTAAATCAAGAAGAATGTTTTTAACAACAGTTCCATCAATGTTATCGAAGTCGTGCTGACCTCTCATTAATTGACCTTTCATTTTATTGAAAAGTTCGTTTGCTCTAAATTCAACCTCAGCTTCTACACGAGAAGGAGTGATTGTAACAGTAGCACCTTGGTCTGCATCAGCTTCAGCAGAAAAAGCACCATTTGTGAAAGCCTTTGTAATTTTACCTAATTGAGTGAATCTGTCAATTACAGTAGTACCTTTGATATTTGGTAATATCTCCATATACTGCATATAATCTTGACCCATAAAGATAGGCTCGATTATACTTCTATTTACGTCATACTGCTCAACAGTAGGCAAACTTGTTAATTGTATAGCCATTTTATATAAATTTTAAAATTATTTCATTATTGATTTAGCAAAAGCATCCCAAGCATTAACTACAACATCATTTTGATTGATTGCAGGGTCAGCTTCAGCTTCTACGTTAGTTTCAGTAGCTTCTAATTTTGCTAATTTAGCTTCCATATCAGCAACCTTGTTTTCTAAGTTAGCGATAACGCTTTCTTTTTCTCCAACAAGACCTGCTAATTCTTCTTTTTCTTCACGTAAAGAGTTAGCGTTTTCTTCAAGTTCCTCGAACTTATTAACGATAACCTCATTGTCAGAAATAGAAATAGAAACTTCCTCAGAAGGAGTAGAAACTTCCTCTCCTTTAACAGCGTTTAAGATTTCCTCTTTAACACCGTTGAACCAAGTTTTTAATTCTTCGGTCATTTTTTTCTTATTATTAGTTAAACTTAATTTTTCATTAATCTCTTTCTCGTTTACGTTAGTAAATTTAGAAAGGTCAAAAGATGCAGCAACTTTCATAGGCTCTGTAATAGTATCTATAAAGCCATATTCCATTGCTTCTTGACTAGACAACCAAGTTTCTTTATCCATCATATCCGAAAGGGTTTCAAACGAAAGGTTTGTTTTCTTAGAATAGATTTCCATAATCTCCTCTTTTATCTTGTCAAGCAAATCAGCAGTCTTACGCATATCACCTGCTTCACCTGCCGATTGTCCGAAAGGATTGTGAATCATAAAAAATCCGTTTTCTGACATCTCTATATTATCTCCTGCCATCGCAATAACAGTTGATATAGATGCAGCTAAACCTTCAATCTTAATGTTTACATATCCACTATGAGAACGTAAAGTATTGTAAATAGCTAAACCATCAAACACACTACCACCAACAGAGTTGATACGCAATGTGATGTCAGCAGTTCCAACAGCTTTTACTTCCTCTATAAAGTTCTTAGCAGATGTTCCGTAGTCACCTATCTCATCATAGATAGATATTTCTACACTATTATCTGCTTTGTTTTCTATTGAATACCATTTGTTCATTTTGCAAAATTAATAATTAATATATTATATCTTTCGCAGAAGTTGGGTAATCATCTAATATTGTAGTCTTTGTTGAATTTACGCTTGTGCTTATACATAATATTCTGAATAGTTCTTTCTGATACATCGTACTTAATGGATATATCCATATATGTAAATGTATAGTTACCATTGTTAGATTCCAACACATTGTCAAAATCTCTTATTATCATATAATCTCTTAGCTTTCTTGGTTCGATAAGACCTTTCTCTGATAGATGGTTTAGGACATTCTTTATTCCTGCTTCCTCAGAGTATCGTGCCTTGACTTCATTATATATAAGCTCTATGAACTCATTAACAATATCGGCACTATTCTGTCTTATCATACGCAAATATACTAAAAAGTAGCCTGACTTTCAATAGCAGATATTCTATTCTGCACTTCTGTCATATCACTTTCAACGATTACAACCTTAGAAGTTCCCACTCCTCCGCTTATTAATTGTTGTGCTGACCTTAGTTCACCACCCATAGCAAACTTCTCTCCACTATTGAGTAAACCACCATCAGCGAACTTTACACCGTTACCATTGTAGCTATTAATAGCTGATAGTACAGGTCTAAACATACTTGTTGATTTCTTGTTGATAATTGCTTCACCACCTTCAGCTTCCATTATCCTTCCACCAACTCTAAATTTAACACCACCATTAGCGTGTGAGTTACCTTGAAACATACCACCTCTTGTTAGTCCACCATTAGCAAACTGATTACCCTGACTATCTTGTAAGAATGTAGCTTCACCATCAGATGAGCCACCTCCGCCACCACCTTTAAGAGCCATTAAACTAGCTATAAGTGGAGCAACAGCAGAAGCCATCAATGCCATACGAGCAAAGGCACTAAAAGGGTCACCTGATGCAGCTTGGTCAGCAATGGCTGCTTTTGCATTTATTATACCCTCTATCGCTTTAGCAACAGATGCAGCTTTAGTTACCGCTATCCCTGCCTTTGCAGCAGCAGAGTTCTCTCCCATAAGTTGACCTATTTCCGTAAGAGATTTACCAATGCCCATTGCATTATCAATGTTGGCTTTTATAAGTTCGGCTTTTGTTTTCTCAGCAGCTTCAGTTGCCTTTATATCATCTTCTCTTTTCTTAACTCTTAGGTTAGCTATTTTTTCTTCAATACCAATTCTTTGTTCAGCAGAAAGATTCTCTATCTCTAACATATTCTCAAGATGAACTATTTGTATGTCATATAATCTCTTATTTAGTTCTTCTTTTGTTTCTATTTCTTTATTTGCAAAAGATGTTTTTGTAGCTAAAATCCATTTCTGCAATGTTAATTCAGCCTGTCCTAAAGCTGTTGTAGCAGGGTCATCACCCGCAGGTGTTCCTGTTGTTGTTGTTGTTGTTGTTGTTGTTGTTGGAGTAACTACTTCTTCAGGCTCAATACCTAGCCTTTCCATTAATTCTTTTCTTCCCTGTGTAAGCCTTACCCCTTTTTCAACTTCTTCATTGTATTTTTCTTCAGCTTTTGCTAAAAACTTTACAGCATTTTCAACATCTCTAAGTTCTTGTGGTCGCCCACCAATATTTTGTTTTCTATAACTTTCTTGTAATTGTGAAATTATATCTTCTCCTTGTTCTATAAGACTAACATTCTCTTTAATTACAAAACCTTCTGAATCAACAAGTTCAGCCATCAATTCTTTTAAAACATCCTCCCTGTCTATAACCTTTTGCAATCTATCAGCTTCATCTTCTGCTTGTTCAGCTATCTTTTCGTTTTCTCTTTGTAATAATATTTTATTAGCAAGTTGTTCGTTTACATTTTTTAAAGCTGTTGTTAGCTGCTCGTTTGTAGCTTTTTCAGCATCTAAGTCTTTTAAATAATCAGGATATAATCTTTTAAGTTCTTTTATTATTTTAACTCTATCTTCTTGAGATGTGTTAGAACTTTTAAGCTCTATTTCAAACTGCCTTAATTTTAATCTGTCCTGCTCAAGCATTTCAGACATTGGTGTTTCAGCACCTTTAGCAACGATGTTAAAGAATTTAGCTAACGCATTTATTGTTGATGTTAGTGCAGGTGCTACCTTTTCAAATAAAACAATTCTTAATCCATCGAGTGCTGACTGAAACTTTAGTATAGAACCTTGTAATGATGCTTGAATAATATCAGCCATATCTTGAGCAGCACCTGTTGAATTTCTAAATGCTTCAGTCTGACTTTCAATCTTATCGATATGCTCTATCATTGTAGATATAGCGGCTACTTGCCTTACATCCACAACCTCAAGCATTTTCTCTACATTAATACCTTCATCCCTCATTCTTCTAAACTCCCTAACCATATCCTCTCCTGAGTTTACGGTAAAGCCAATAGAATTAGCTAAGTCGGATGATGGGTCACCAAGTTTAAGGAATATATTACGAAGCGAAGTACCTGCAATAGATGCTTCAATACCCGCATCTGTAAGAACCCCCATAATTGCAGTAGTTTCCTCTAAGTCCATACCTAGCAGTTTCGCAACAGGAGAAACCTTTGTCATTGATGTTTGGAACTTCTCAAGAGTTAATGCTGAACTTGTAAATGAAGCTGCCATAACATCAGCTACTCTAGCACCCTCACTAGCATCTAAACCAAAACCTCTAACCGTAGAACCAATTACTGTTGCTGTCCTTGCTAAGTCCTCGCCTGTTGCTGTGGCAGCAGTTAAAGCCGCTTCTTGTACCTTTAAAACCTCTGCTGAAGTAAATCCAAGTTTTGAGAAGTTGAGTTGTAAGGCTGCCACCTGTTGTGCTGTAAAGAATGTAGAACGACCAAGTGCTTGTGCTGTTTTGTCAAGTTTTCTAAATTCTTTTTCATTAGCACCTGTAATAGCTTTTACCTTAGCCATTTCAAACTCATAACCTTTAAACACCTCTACACCTTGCTTAATCTGCTGTGTTACTAGCTTTGATACTTTATTAAAAGCCACTAAAGCAGTAGTGGCAGCAACAGCACCTTTAGCCATCTTCGAAATACCTGCTGAAGAATCTTTAGCTCCTTCACCAACATTTTTAGTAGAATCAGATGCCTTTTTGCTTTCTTTACTTAATTCATCATACCTACCGTTTAACTTAGCTATCTCAACATTTAAAGCCTTAATATCATTAAGACCTAATACTTTAATTTTATATACTGATTCTT